GTATGTGTATACCAAAAGCTAAAGAAGATTTAGACTTTAATGAGATATGGGAATCGTATACTTCTGCATAATTTTAGTATAGAGCAATTCTGTTTCTGCTTTAGGAGCACACATTCCGCATCTGCATAACTCTTTTTTGCAAGTAATCACCGGAAGTGTGTTATTTTCTAAATTGCTTTTAAGCGTTGATAAAATTTGGTCGGCCTGATCTATAGATCCAATCGGGCCCACTGTGCCATCAAACGTCATTCTACAATCTTTATTTAGATATATATTTTTTTCAACTTGTTTAACAAAGACAAAGAACCAATTAACACTGCAACTCCATCCTTCAAAGCGATTGTCAGGAACAAAAAATACTTGTTCATTAAAATTTTCATCTACCGCAAACGACTCTCCGCCACAACATGCTCTCCCCACTTTTGACATGTTAGTCTTGTTAGGTGATTTTTTAGCATCTTCTAATTTTTTGGATTCAATTTGAATAGTGCTTTTTCTTTTATACAACGTATCAAACCAAATAACTTGTTCTTGTTTGTAATTAAACTTTGTGTTGCCTTTAATTTGATCTAACTGTCTAGGAATATACTTGATGTTGTTGTGTTTACAAAACTCTATCATTTCTAAATTGTTTTCAAAATATTCAGGGTGCATCATAATAGAACACTGATACCACTTGTCTGTATCTCTCAACAATAATAAATTATTTTTGGTCTGCTGTTGTTGTCTATGAGTGCTTTCTGTATGATAAGAAACAGTAAATGAATCAACACTGTTTAAAATTTGTTTCCATTTCTTTTCAGTAGTCACTGCATTAGTAATACAATGGATTCTCAATTGCCATACATCTTTATATTTTGCATGTCTCTTGCGAGCTTCTTCTAGAATCTCTACAAAATTTGGATGATATATTGCTTCGCCTCCAAACAGATTTAATAAAACAACTTTATGATTGTCTGGTTTGTATTGCATATAGAGATTTGCATATTCTAATAAAAAATCTAAAGTGGCTAGACAGCTTTCATAACTGGGGTTACTTATTGAATTGTCATGACTTCCACAATAGCTGCAATCTAGATTGCATTTCATATTCAGTTCCCAATCTATATGAAAGATTGGAGATTGATTAATAGGTTCTAATGTTTTGAAGTTAGGCATATTTGTTTATAATTATTTCGCTAGTGCATTGGCATATCAGTTGTTTGCAAATAACTGGTACAAGTGTTGGATTAAAGTTATTGATAAATTCTAAATCATATAGATTATAATGATAATTTAATCCCCATATTTTTTGTTTACAATTTCCAGAGATTGTACCATCCTGAAAAATTTCTATGTGATCTACTCCGAGATTGCAGGTCCAGCCAGTAAAATGATTAATTTTATTTATGGTGAACCAATTGTTACTGGGGATTTGTATCTTCTCAGTGTCAGTGTCAACCCATGTAATTTTCTTCCAAACTGGATCTCTATTTACAGTGTTATACCAATCCATGTCTGGCATACGCTTGACTGTATCAGCAAAATATTTTTTTTGTTCTTCTGTATATTTTGTTTCACCATTATAATGTACACTCTTTGCAATAATAGGCCAAGGACAATTACTTAGTTTTAACTTTTCAATTATTGAAATACATTTTTCAAAATTGTTAGGATCCATTAACACATTAGCAACAGTATTCACTCCTTTTTCGTAGATTATATCTGCTACTTCTATAACATGATCAGTATCAACAAACTCGTGATGAACTGAAATTTCAATATCGTCAAACTTATCAGCGTTATCTATCCACCAATTTGATTTTCTAGATCCATTGGTACTTATGTTGATAATTGCGCCGAATTCTTCTTTAAGATACTTTGTTAAAATTGGAAGATCTTTCCATAATGTTGGTTCGCCACCAATTAGATAAAATTGAAATAAATCTTTACCGTTCTTTTTATAGAAATTTAATAAATGAGTTAAATTATTTTTAACAAGTTCTATATCTGGCCAACGTACTGTACCTTCGTTACTACCAGGAAAACAATAATTACATTTATAATTGCATAAATTTCCTAACATATATTCTATTCTTAACATGTTAGGAGGATAATTATTAGTAATTCTTTTAATTTTCATTTAAATTTATTTTTTCAACAATTTGTTCTTGGGGCTTAGTAAATAATTTTTCCGATGAGGAACCGCAAATCCTGGCACATGTTGTTAATTGTTTTCTATTCCAATAATCATACCATACTGTTTGCCAGTTAGTTGATTCAATAATATCGCTAATAGACAAATTTAATGCATTCAGCTGATCAATTCCTCCCAAGTCAGCTATTAAATTAGAATACTGACCACTGATAGTTTGTCTAATGCCATTAATAATACTATCGGGGTCAGTGTAATACAATGGAGAACTGGCAATAAAACAACACGGGTATACTATTTTTGCTGCATCAATATACACTTCATTGCTGTCTAATGCCTTACACGAAACTACTGCATTGTTAGTCCACGATTTTATTTTTTTAATAGTGTCTTTATTAATAAACTGTACTTGGTTATCTGTAGGCGGTTCAATATAGTATAGTACGTTTCCTGCATTGTCTCTTACATCGAATTGCGAAGACCCTACAAATCTAGAAGAATTTTTTACATTAAATCCAACAAATCCTAACTCTTTTGCTCGTTTCTTAGCTTCATCAACTTGGTGTTCGTTATGTTTAAATTTTATAAACACCCACTCAGCACAGCCACCATTGTTAATAAATGCAGTAGCATTTTTTATAACATTGCTGTAAGTAGTACCTTTTCGGTATAGATGATGAGTATCTTCTAATCCATCAATCCCAAATATTACTCTATGATTTTTTGGTAATTTAGATGGTAATGATTCCCACCACGATGTAGATCTTGCTCCACCGTTTGTGTGTATTCTTAAATTGATATTTTGATTTACAGTTGAGACATATTCACACATGTCTGCTAAATTATGATTTATGATTGGGTCGCCAAAGTTTCCGCAAAAATATAAACTTTCTACTTGAGCTAATACTGCCCTTGATATAATATTCTTAAAATCGTCAGTTGTCCAATCATTTAATATTAAATTAGGGTTGTCAACCCCACCGTGAATATTTCTACTACACATAGGACAACTTGCTTGGCATCGATTAGTAATTTCTAAATGAATGCTCTTGAGTTCGGAAAATTTAAACATGAATATATTTAAGTAGTATGCACGGAACACTAAATATTTTCATGAATACTAATCACTTATTTTCAATACCGGTATCCACTGCAGATCTTCCTCCAATTTCTAAAAACATTATTGATTTTATCAAACAAATCGAATATGTACCTTGGTATAATGCTGATAACTACTATCTTTCGATATCCAAAGAACGGCAAGTGTTAGATACTTTTAAAATTCTGCAACCGTTGCACCACGACATAATGAAGGCTGCTAACCAATATTGGCATGATGTGATCGAAGCCGATAATTCAATAAATTTAAAAATTAGACATAGTTGGATAACTCGTCATAAGCCAGGAGAATGGAATCCTGCACATATCCATTCCACTAGTTTGTTTACATCGTGTATATATTTTCAAGGTAATAAAGATTCAGGTGACCTTATTCTTAAAAAAGATAATAATTATCTTAATTTGTTTCCAAGTATGATCGATATACCCTATCATACCAGTAACTTAATAAACACTAAAAAATTTGTTATTACTCCGACCGATAATTTAATTGTATTTTTTCCTAGTCATTTATTGCATGAATCGTCTAGAAATCTTGGAACAACTGATAGATATGCTTTAAATGTAGATTATTGGTTTGAAGGTACTTTAAGAAAAAATAGCAATGGATTTGATTCTATTTTTTAAATGCATGAGAAATGCCCCATTCTCTCTCAAGGCACCAGTAGCAAGTTTTACAAACAGGGATAGTATCTCCGGGAGTATAGGTTGTATAATCTAAATCTTTAAATATTTCTGGATTCATTTCTACATCACCTTCGCAACTTCTAGTCATATCTAATAAATTTTCTAATCGCAGTGTTATGTATTGTTCTACTGTCCATCGTTTGTCAACAAACGCTATAGGACTTATAAACCAGGGATCATTCTCTTTATCATACTTGTACATCGTGTAGTGAAATGCATTTTCTTCTGTTAATGTATCGATATCTATAACTCTATCGTTGGGCTCGTTTTCAAAATTTACAAGTTTTGGGGATCGATTTATAGCTGCATATATTGCAGAAATTCCAAGTTTTTTTGTCATAAATTTATCAAAATTAATAGTTTCGATAACCCCACCCGGGAATGTTTTTCCTGGAAAATTGCCGGGAAAGTCTTTTCCAGTAACAGGGAAAAATTTAGGTTCTAAAATTGGAGGAATTAAGTTTTGATATCGGGTTGTAATGATATCATCAAATTCATTTTTTAAATACTCGTATGTTATTGTTCCGTGATAATCTTGCCACGGTTTTGTGTCCCACCATCGAATATGATTTAAAATAACAACCTTGGTTTTATATTTTTTTTCTTTTATCAACGAACATATTAGATATGTTAGCATTGTTGAATCGGCCCCGCCAGAGCAATTGATACCAATTAATGGCCAATTTTTATCTAACAATATTGGGTATCCGTCTGGCAAATATTCGATTATATTGTTTGCCAGACTGTTTTTATATAGAGTTTCTAATTCTTGGTAATTATTATAGTTGGTTATCATTTAAAATCTTGTAGGAGTGGTTCGGCAGTTGATAGCATCAATGTCATAGTTAACATCAATTTTCAATGTGTCGTTAAGATACAAAAACGCTTCAAGGGGAGTAGGATGTTTGTCTATTCTATCGGTATTTATTATAGTTTCTAGTAATGGATATTTAATATTTTGAAACAAATCTTTATACATATTGATAACATCGGGTGCCATCAAATATAGTTCATTGATTTCAATTCCTTGAGATAACTGCCGTTGACAGATAGTCCATCTTTTCTCTATCTCTTCTATTGTTATCGTATCATTGCGAATATCGTTATATACTTTATCATAATCAAATCGTATTAATGGAATACTGTTAAGATTAACCCAGTCAACTCCCAAATTCGATAACATGTGTTGAGTTGCTTCGATAGCTGCTAAGTCTCTGATTAGATTGCCGGTCTCAAACTTACCAAAATCGTTCATCCATTTTTTTCCGTATATCTTTTTTCGTTGATCTGTAACTGCAAATGTCCATTTATCAGTGTACCTGTCCTCTCTTAGAGCACTAGTCCACATTATACCAATCAAATCGCCTTTAGAAAAATTATTTCGTTTATGGCATTCGACAATGGAATTAAAGATGAATTGATTACCAGCAGCATGTTCTCCCCAGTTTTCATAAATTGAAAAATGTTGTCCAATTAGGTCTGCCCAGGTAGTCCATTTATATTTGGTAAAACTGCAACCAAATGAAAAAAATCTATTATAAGATTTTAAATTTATGTTTTCAACTAGCATTGCCTACCTATAATCATGTATCTAGTATACAACGGCAACTCTAATTCTCCTGCCCATACAACATTAAGATGGCTTTGCTGTTTAAATTCTTCTAGGCTACTTGCAGTTCTAACATGCTCCGGTATTGCATAGTTGTTGCTTTGCACCACTATCAAACTATTATAGGGCATACCGCTTAACCATAAATCATATTGATCCTGTGCGATGTGTTCGCAGCTGGTGTTGATAACGATATCTGCATCGCTTCGGATAGCGCACATGTCAGCGGTGACTGCACGGAATCTGCCATCCATCTCTTCTATCTTATTCATTGTTGTGGCAATAGATTCACATGTAGGATCTATATCTATGCTTCTAATATGCTTAGGGTCAAAATAAGTTGATTGAAAGAGCATACTGGCCAACACTCCTACCCATCCACCGTGAATATCTATAGTTGGGCGGCCATTACCGTCTGCTACTGAGAACAGGTTTTGTATTAACCATTCTTTACTTTTAATCTGACCAGCCCAAAACGAGTCAAGTGTTCGCATAGGATCAGGACTGTTCCTAATGGCACACATCCAGTGATGTAGGTGTTCTGTATTTATTTGCATTTTGGTATTTTGCTATCTGCTGAACTTACGCACGAAGGAGTTATACACTTCTGCGGTTTTGTAAACAGATCGAACCCTGTTAATATATTTCCCAACGGTTGGTCATGGCAACTGTAACTACGCTTGACTTCAGTACCTCTTATTATAACACTTTGATATCCTGAATTGCAAGTCCAATCTTTAAAACGATTAAATCCGTAGGCATTAAATCTCTCAGCTTGGTCAAACAGATATTCGGTATTGTCCGCATCATACAGGGCTATTTGATATGTTTCTTCGCCATTGGCATGCTGGGGGAATCCTGTTTGCATCTTGTCAATCATGTCTTCGGTGTAGCCCTCTACAATGCCGCTGGCAGTGGGGTCGCTTTGCGGTTTCAGTGTGACATTGATACCTCGAGCACGCAGTCTAGCCATTCTATCATATAGTTCGTAGAACTTTTCTGGAACCATCACTTGATTAACAGTAACATGAACTTGCTCATACATTAGTTGAAGACACTTGTCTCCAAACTCTTGCTCCCGGGCGAACTCATCGTGAAAGCTGGCTGTGATACTACGGCGTTGCAACATTTCGGTATTCCTACACCAAGTGTTCCACCATTTACTGCCAGGTGACAAATTGGTAGTCATGTGTATGCTTTGATATGTGCTTTCTAGTTCGTCTAGGTGCTTGACTAAATTCAATAACTGTTTATATGCAGTTGGTTCGCCGCCGCTGAAACTCCAATGGAATTCTGTAAATCCATTCGATCTAGCCTGCCGTTTTATTTCATCAATGGTGTCGATATACACTTCAAAAGGTTGATAATCAAGTTTGTCTGACCTTGCATAGGGCCAGCAATAACTACAATTGTAATTGCAGAACCGGCCAAGTATCCAACTTGTAGAGAATAATGGGCGAGATAGCATTGTCCGTTGTCCAAATCGAACAATATTTTGGAAAGGAATATCTTGGAAATTAACTGTCATAATGTGCTATTATTTAACAGTTAGGGGCTTGCATTTATAAAAAGAAGGTTGTATAATTAACTTGTGGTCGTAAGCAAATAGGCAAAGCTCCCGCTCGACCCATAGTCGAGAGTGGGGACGGGACGATGAGTGTAACTCGCAGTCTTTGCAGGTTCGGATCCTGCCGATCACACCATATTTTTAAAAGGAAAATAATATGTCAAACACAGTAGAACAGATGAAAGCGGATATGGAAGTGGCACTAGCCGAATACTCAAAGTTTATCGCAGGTAACAGCTCTGCAGGTACTCGTGCTCGCAAGGCACTGCAGGAAGTCGGTAAAGGTGTAAAAGCACTACGTAATGAAATCACAGCAGAAAAGAACGTAAGAGCAGAAGCCAAGAAGGCTGCTTAAATGAAATCCCAAGACGATGCCATCGTTCTTGGTGGTGCTGCCAACTCTATCACTATAGATCCTAGTTATTATAATTTAGGTGCTACTGTTGGGGGATTTACTTCAGCTGCCGGTTACAACGGTATCTCGTATACTACAGGTATTACTAGTCCCTATACCATAAACACCAATAACACCTATAATGCTGCCAAGGTTGTGCTGGATGAAAAAGGCATTGAAATAAAAGCTGGTGCCGATCTTGTAGTAGGTGGTAAGAGTCTAATGAAGGTGCTTGCTGGCATTGAAGAACGTCTGGGCATCCTACATCCCAATCCAGAGTTAGAAGATCGTTGGGACGAGTTGAAAGAACTGCGTGAGCAATACATAGCAATGGAAAAAGATCTTTTAGAAAAAGAAAAGATTATGAAAATATTAAAGGAATCTTAAATGAATGTACGTTTACTCAGCTACTCACAACCAACAAAAGAATTTGCAGAGTTGGGTATCGATGATGCGCAGGAACTCATTGCGTATTGTGCCCGTGTCAGCAATCCCAGCAATCAGCTTAACACAGACACATCAGAAAAGCTCATCAATTATCTTGTCAAACACGCTCACTGGAGCCCGCTTGAAATGGTCTCAGCTTGCGTTGAAATCACAACAACAAGGGATATTGCTCGACAAGTTCTGCGACACCGCAGTTTCAGTTTCCAAGAGTACTCACAAAGATACGCTGATCCAACAAAGGATCTCGAGTTTGTACTGCGAGAAGCTCGTCTGCAAGATACAAAAAATAGACAGAACAGTATAGAAACTAACGATGATAGACTGACTACAGAATGGCATCGTCGACAGCAGTTGGTTATTGATCTTGTAAAAGAACAATACAAGTGGGCTATTGATAACGGCATTGCCAAAGAACAAGCTCGTGCAGTTCTTCCAGAAGGTAATACTGTAAGTCGCATGTATATGTCAGGAACCTTACGTAGTTTTATACACTATTGTGAATTAAGAATAGATAATGGTACACAAAAAGAACATCAATTGGTTGCGTTGGCTTGTGCTAAGGCAATTGCTGAAATCTTTCCAATGACAGAAAAATTAATTAACAAGGAGTAATTATGTACGCAACAACATACCGTTCAGCCACTGAACTAAATGAAGCAATGGGTAGAGTCTACGGACACATGGGCATCGCTGTTATTATCAGTATGATCGTGAGTTATTTTGTAGGAACAACTCCCGAACTACTGCAATTCTTTTTTACAGGTATTACAAAATGGATTGTAATTTTTGCACCGTTAGCGGCAATTCTTGCAATGACGTTTGCAGTTGACCGTTTTGATAAACAAGGACTACGGTTATTCCTTTATGGATTCTCTGCACTAATGGGACTGAGTTTTGCCACTATCTTTGCAGTCTACACTATGGGCAGTATCTTTACAGCCTTTATGGGGGCCGGTGTGTTGTTTGGTACTATGAGTCTGTATGGTTACTTTACTAAGAAAGACCTAACAGGAGTAGGATCATTAATGTTTGTGGGATTGATTGCAATCATTATTGCCAGTATCATTAACATCTTTATTGGTAGCACTGTGATGCAGATGGTTATCTCGGCAATCGCAATTATTGTGTTCTTGGGACTAACTGCATACGATACACAGAAAATTAGGCAGATTGTGTCACAGGGCGGAGACACTGGCAAACAAGAAGTAATGGGAGCATTAACTCTGTACCTAGATTTTATCAACTTGTTTATTCACCTGTTGCAACTGTTTGGTAATCGCAAGTGATGTCTAAAGAACTTAATCAGTTCTGTAAAAACTACGAAGTTAGGGTAGTTAACGATACTGGGAGGCATGCTCGGTATAGTGCTCCACAGTTTTTTACAAATCCATCTCGAGCCGACATTATTCAAGATCATGTAGAATATCAAACTGAAAAACTCTACACGCTACAGATACCCGAAAGCCGTTTAAACACACTGATGGAGATGGAAAGACGATTCTTCAATGCTCAGAAATATAGTGATCGACCTGTTGCAATGTTTGAAGTGCTGATGGAGAAAGAACGTGAAGAAGCACACTTTCGATACACTAATGCTGCTGTACAAAAAGCATACGAGCAATACTCAATTATGCTAAATTTGGCAGGATATCAAAGGAAGTTTTAATATAATGGTTGACTTGTAGATAGTATACTGTTATAATAAGTACATAAACAACAAGGTGAGATAACATGGCACAGCACAGTAATTATTGGAGTTGCAGTAAATTTGCAGATCGGCTTCGCGGTACTGCTAAACTATCTGCCGGAACCGGCGAAGAATGGGACGATTGGACTACTCAGGCTCAAATGAAACACAACTTCCGCTACTGGTTAGCAGAAGAAGCACTTGGACACATTCAAGATTTTGTCACCTGGCCTGTAAGGAAAATCTACGATGTCAAGTATTATATTAACAATCGTTGGGTTACTCGCACTCACGCTCTCACTGCACACCCTCGAGACATTAAGCCCGGTGGCTGGTCCGATGTTGGCTCTCGCTTTCTTCCTTGTTTGTTTAATGAGCTTGTGGATTTTGTTGAAGTGGAAACAGCATGGATGCAGATTGCTTGGGGTGATAAGACCGAACGAGAAAAATATGCGGCCCCATTCTATGCTACAGGTTGGTTTCGCTGGAGAACCTGGCGTTGCCCGCAAGCTGGCTTAGATCATCTTGCCTGGGCGGCAGCATTGAAGCATGACGAGGACTACTGCAAGGACGAAACGTATTACGGTAAGCCAACTCCGCAGGCTGTAAAGGCACAGGAAGTAATCGACCTATACACCTGGTGGACTACTACCTATCGCGCCCGTCCGGATCCATACGATGCGTCGGGCTGGAGTGCGGTGTGCGAAAAGTCCCGTGAACTCAACGGCGGCAAGTTTACTATGTCGACTCCTGCTAGTCTCAAGAAGGAAAGTACACAGTGTTTCAAACTGCTGCGAAAGATTGAAGTGGCTTATGAGAAGGAAGATACCGAAATGATGATTCGACTAATCAAAATACGTGACGGACTTTGGACATGACAGAATCTCCTTTTAGGTATTGGGTATACAATCTTTGGATGGACAATCGTGAAGAACGGTTGACAGTAGGCAGCGATCCTGTTACAATAAAAGAATATTGGAACAATTATAAATGGTGGATAAAACGTGAGTACAGACATCAATCAAAACGATAGCATCGGTGAGCTTTATCAAGAGTATTGGGCAATACATGCTAAAATGATTGATAAGGATCATAACCCCTTAGAGATTGCTGCAATCTTGGTAACGCAAGCCTTGGCCATTTATAAAACTATTTTAGACAACGACGAATACAACAATATGGTTGATGGCATTTCTGGCAGCAGAGATCAAATACAAGAGTTAACCCCAGACATAGGAATTTTACATTGAAAACACAAACACCAGCAGAAGGCATTCTTTTAATCAAAGATTGGGGTGCATCGAGGATGTATAAAGCTGTATGTGACTGTGGCGATGACGATTGCACTCACACATTAGACATCGAAGCAGATGATTGCGC